GTCTTTTTGAGCTTCTGTACTGCTTCCTTGCCGACTTCATCAAACACAGCCTGCATATTGTCATCGACTGCGATGCCGAGATTCTGCAGTTCCTGATTGATGGTCTTTGCCAGGCTGCCGTAAGCACCGGAACTCATGCTTCCGTCTAATACAATGGTGACTTCTTCGTTACCTTTACGAGTTCCCATCTCCATCACCGCCTTCATCATCAGGATCAGGTGTCGGAGTCGGAGGTTCTGGTGAAGGCTGAGGCGCTTCGTTACCCAGAACTTCAAACTCGAACTCGACTTCCCAGACATTCTCGGAGTCGATGTACTCTTCCGTCTTTGTCCAGTAGATCCCGTTGTCGTTCAAGAGCTTCTTGATCTCTGCTTCGTGCGTGAGGTCTTTTGCTACGGAATAGAGGTCTAAGCGGAAGTTCCACTTCTCAACATAGACTCCGTTATCTGCAGCAAAATTGTCAGGCTGGTCTGAATGTATGGTCAGAAACGGGAGAACCGTTCCAACCGGAGCCTGACCATAGAACGACGGGACTGTGAGAGTGTTAAGGAGTGCTATCATCTGAACTTGGTTCATCCTTAGTACCTCCTCTTTCCTCTAAGTACAGTTCGATCTTGTCAGTGCCGTCGGTCAGGTAAGTCCTATATATCGAGTAGAGCTTGCCATTGACCTTAGCAATGGGTTCGTCGTTGTACTCAAAGCCGTAGATCACCGCCTTCATTGACGGAGTGAGACCGATTCGACCGCCACTAAAAAACTCCGTCTGTGAGACGGAGCCTATTTCGCCATATACGGTCTTAGTCGTTCTCGTTTTTTCAACAACCTGATTGAGATCGTCCTTCTCAGTGACTATCTCGATCAGATCTATCGGGAACACTTTATTCTTCATTACGCATCACGCTCCTGTACTTGCCCGACAGAGCCATCTTCGTCTTCTGGTCGTTGTAGATGGTGAAAAACTTCTCATCATCGAACCATTTATACTGGACATAAGCGATGACCGCGCCTGTCTGCAAAGAGTCAGCGTCAGCCGAAGTGAAGGTCTTGATGTCGGCAGTCTCGGTCATGTCCAGGATCGCTTCTTCGATCAGATCCGAGATCTGATTATCAATAGCCGTGTCCGTGTAAGATACTCTGAGAGCCGTCTTCACTTTTGATAGAAATGCCGTAGTGACTGCCATAATCTTTAACCTTTCTTTCTTGTGATCTTCTTGGCATCAGTCTTGATTGCCTTTTCGACCTTTTCTGTTTTCTGCTCTTCAACGAGTTCCATATACTCAGGAAGGAAACGCTTTGCATCGTATACCTCACCCTTTTTGTGTACTGTACCGTCAAAGAACGGAGCTTTTACTCTAACTTTCATTTTTTGCCCTCCGCATAAGCCTTGTAGAAGTCCTCATTGACAACGATATGACCGACGTGACCGCATTGAACCGTAGGATCCAACAGAATGTCATATCCGCACTGACGAGCTCGCCAGCAGAATGACAAGTCCTCTCCGAAGCCGTTCACAGGCTCGAACCACGTCTTATATCTGGCAGCCACTTCGAAAAGCACTTCGGTCTTGACCAGGACACATCCGAAACCGACACCGCCACACTTGACGGTCTCGAAAGGAAGGTCTAAGTCTGACCACTTCCTTGTCTCTGCATCACACTCGTCAAAAGCGACGAGATGATAAGGTGGCGACCTTCTGAAATATGCTCCAGATACCATCGGAGCATCGTGTTTGAGCAGTCTGATCATCGTGTCCGGTCTGAATATCATGTCCGAGTCGAACCACATCGTATAATCAGCGCCCATAGCGATTGCCTGCTTTGCGAGCTTGTTCCTCGCTTCATATATCAGGCTTCCTACTTCAAACATTATTGCGGTCTCATTACCGCCCTTCTGGAGCATGGCAAGCGACTGAGCAAACCCAGTCGCCACCATGTCCATAGATGGTACACATATCAATATCTTTGCCATAAGTGCTTCTCCTTTACTCGTGGCTTATGTTTTAGTCTCAGCCTGCTGCTGCAGCCTTAGAGATCTTAACGAAGGACTTAGGGCCGATTACATCGAGACCGATATACTGACGGCCTACAAGCTTAACGAGATCCTTCTCAGCGAGTGAGAGGTCATCATACTTGATCGTGATCTCTTCACCGTTAGGGAAGTTAGCGATAGCGCCCTCAGCGAAGTCTCCAACGATGGCGAATGTTACGCCAGTTGTAGCTGCTGCATAAGCTGTGATCGTGTTGTTGAATACAACAGGAAGGCCCTCGAAAGGATCATAACCATAAGAACCTGCAGCCTGGACAGCCTTGAAAGCTGCGAATGTAGCCTTGTTCATAACGATAACAGGGTTAGAAGCCTGATCGGACAGAGCTGCGATAGCCTGAGCGATAGTATCAAGAGCGATAGCAGATACAGCTACGTTAGGAACTGCAACGTTAACGGCAGGAGTATTTGTGGAAACTGTGCCACAAGCCTCGATCTTAGCGAGAAGAGTATCAGCAGCCTTCTTAGCGATCTGATATGTAAGCTCATCGTATACATACTGCAGGAAAGCACCGGAGTCCATGTCGAGAACTTCATCAGAGATGGAGATCCACTTCTTGATGGAAGCAGGAACGATCTCTACAACACCGAGAACGAGCTTCTCTTCTGTAGGAGCATTGTCGCCTTCTGTGTGAATGACAGCACCGTCAGCACTGATCTCAAAACCTACCTTGAGGTTGCCCTTAAGGTAAACCTTCTTAACGAGAGCCATGATGCCCTCTTTCTCCCATGCGTTCTTGACGATGTCATAAACCATCTCAGGAACAGGAACTGTACCGGAAGCAACATTCTCTGTAAGAAGCGCACGGCACTCATCATCCTTACCAGTAAGGATGTACTGCTTGAAAGCGTCTCTGTACTCAGCAGTCTTTACCATTTCAAAGTTTGTCATCTTTCTTTCCTCCGTAATGACTTCTTTAATTTCTTCGACATTTACCTTGTCCTCAGCGACCATGTCTCTGGTCTCCTGAGCCTCGGCTGCTGCCTTTCTCAGCTCGTTCTTTCTTTCCTCGATAAGAGCGGACTCCACATCGAGCTCTTTCAAGCGCTCCTCTGTGGTCTCTGCGTTCTCAACCTCGGTGACGATCTCAGCGCTACGAGCTTCGAGTTCTTCAATCGTCATTTCTTTGATCTCAGACATTGTCCATGTCCTCCTTCTTTAATCTTTCGAGGATGCGAGTCCTCATTTCTTTTATTTCCTTCGCGTGAAGTCGCTCCGCTTCAAACCTCTTGATCTCTCCGTCTATAAGGTCTTTTGAACGCGCTGAAATATCTGTGTTCGGGTTAGCAGGGAATGAAACTGCAGAAACGTCATACAGTTTTCCTACTTCCAATATGGTTCTGGTCAGGATGATTGTTCCGTCTTCCCCCTCCTCTTCCACATAGCTGTCTTTGTTAACGGTGAAGGCGAAGCTCATCTGATAGTAGTTGCCTGCCTCGATGTCTTCGTATACCTCACGGGCAGAAGCGGTCTTTGAGAGGTCTGCTCTCGTATGGAGACCGTGCTCGTCTGTATTGAGCTGGAGAAGGTCATTCTTTGTCCTGGCATAAACACGTCCACCGTGATCTATCTGGAATACGACATCGTCCATGTCAGTGTTACGGAAAGCGTCCTTGTCGACGTTCTCCATGATGATGTAACCAGGCTCTCTCCATAACTCGTATGTGTCATTGAAGGTCGTTGCGTAACCTTCTACGATGTAGCTCTTTTCCTCGTCCTGGGAGACAACGGAACGCAGCTCCATCGAACGGTATTCTCTTTCCTTACTCGGCATTTTCTTCATCCTCCTGTTGTTCCTGCTTGCTCGGATCTGCTGTCGGATCCATGTAGTAATATTCGCCACGAGCTACCAGACGGTCTCCACCCTCAATCGGTGGCAACTGCCAGATAGCGCGGATCTCGTTTATCGTCATGAGTCCTCTGTCTGCCATGCTCGATGAGATATTGAGCTTGTCAGCGTTGGTCATGAACTGTATGCGGTTCGCAGTCAGAGCGAACATATTCCCTGTCGATTGCTCTATGGCAGTGAAGAGCATATTCGTGATGACTTCGGAAGCCTGGATAGCGAACGGTTCGATAGCACCCTCGTAGAAGGCACTTGCCTTGTCTCCCGTCAGCTCGTTCTTGATTGCTTCAACGGAGACACCGAAATACTTTTCGATGTTGCCGTTTATCAGAGCGACTTCCTTCTCGTCGATGGTGTAAGGAGTGTAGTTGATCTGTTTAGGCTCACCAATGAGGTTCGAAAACAAAAGAAGGAAGCCTTCCTTGTCTTTCATGTTGGCTTCCTTCACTCTCTTGCGCTCGGCTTCGATGTCCTCGTCTTTGGCATAGTTGTTCATTCTTGCCACAAACTTGAAGGAGTTCGATTCCTTGATGGCCTGCTTGATCGCCTGCCTATTCATGTCCAGAAGATCGAGCGTACCGTTGAGAGCGATGTTCGTGTCTCCGAAGATGTCATCCTTGTACTGATGTTTGGTTATGATTCCGCATCTGTCGAGCTCGATGGCTGCCTTACGATTGCCATAGAACGTATAACGCAGGAACTCGGTATTACGGTATGTCACCACATCACAGGAAGACGGAAGGACCGGAAACAGTCCAGCGACATTGTCATACTCATCCAGGATGGGGATGATGATCGCATTGTTCTGCATCTCGTAGATCGTTCTTGTCCTGTACCAGAACTGATACCATGTCTGATACTCGTTCGGCTTGATCTTGAGCTTTGTCCGCATCTTGCCTTTAGCAGTTCCGGTCATCTCTATCTGGAGCTTGCCCGTGTTCCTGGCGAGCGTGTCGATAGCACTCCTGACCTGGTCAAACTCATAGAGTTCTCCACGTCGTGTCGTGAACCTTGCACTGTAAGCTGTCAGCGTTTCCCATCTTTGAACGCCTACGGGATCCCGATACTTTTTCGGAAACAGTTTTTCAAGAAGTCCCATTCTCTTTCCTCACTCATTTCTTAGTTGACGGCCATATTCTCCAGCCCACTTGTCTTTGACTATCAGCGCATCCAAAAGGGCTGCACATCCGTCGATGTGGCTGTTGTCGTTGAGCTTCACTATCTTGACTCGCTTGGTCATGCGGTCACGCTGGAGTGCCGTATCAAGCAGATGCACCCTGAGCAGGGCATTGTCTCCTATCTTGATTCGTTTCTCCTTGAGCTCTCCTTCGAGCTTGTTTATAGCCGGAGTCATGTTCCATCCCTGATAGACATCATCCATCAGGAAGCCACCGTCATTTTTCATCTGCTGCACCAGATACTGACTTGAGTATCTGTCGTAGCCGACTACCAACGGCATTATCTTGTGTTTTTGTACCATGCCTATGAACCAGTTAAAGACATCGTTGTAGTCAACGAAGCCTTCTCCCGAAAGTGACATGATGCCACGTTCTATCATTTCACGGTACGGTATATCGTCACGGGCTATGGCATCGTCGAGCTTCTCGGCTGGAAGCCAGAAGTGAGAGATGACATACTCGATTCCGTCTTTCTCTATTACCACACAGGCAGAGGTCAAGTCCGTTGTCTGGGACAGGTCGATACCTCCGACTGCATAACAGTTATAAAAGTCTTCCGGCTTGATCGGATCACTGACCGCACCGTCAATGACCTTAGTCGAAAGCCAAGCCTGAGAGCTTGATTGTTTGATACAACAATACTTCGTCAGGAACTCTGCCTTCTTTGACAGAGAGCCTTCCGCTATTGCTATCTCTTCGAGCATATAGTCGACAGAGACCGACACACCGAGGTTCGGGTTTGACTTTGCCAGCTCGTTGATGTCGTTCCACTTGTCCACGTCATCTATCATGTAAAAGACGGGAAGCAGTCTCTGTTCCTTCGAGTCTCCGAGCAGGAATCGTGTTCCACGCTTGAAGAGCTCGTCATATATTCCTTCGTTTACATATCCCGATGTCGTGCAGCTCATCAGGATCGGTTGCTTTCTCGCTCCCAAAGCCGACTTCATAACTTCGTATTGCTTCTTTCCCGGATCTCCAACCCATGAAGCGATCTCATCACAGACAACTAAGTGAGGGTTAAAGCCATCAGACTTCTTCGCATTGAAAGCTACTTTCTTAATGACCGTGTTCGAATCCGGTATGTAATAGTCAGACAGTCTGCCTCGATGCTGGATCTTATCAAGAAGATCCTCTTCTGCCAGACATATCTGCCAGAAGCACGAGTAAACTATCTCGGCCTGTTCGAGCTTCGGAGCCAGACAGTAGATCTCAGCTCCGTACTCTTCATCCAGGAAAGACACATAAGCCATGATCGCTGCTGCGAATAATGACTTGCCGTTCTTCCTGGCAATTATCAGGACAACCTCTCTGAACTGTCGGTAATTGTCTTCATCGACGATACCGAAGATGACAGAGACCAGAGCCTTCTGCCATAACTCCAACTTGAGCAGATCGTTCCTTCCTTTTGAGTGATGGCAATAGTTCTCGATGAACTTGATAGCCTGTTCCGCTTTTTTCGGTGCAAAATAAAAGGACTTGTTTTCAAGTCCTTTCACGATGTACTCATAAAGAAGTAATACCCATCTGCCGACGGTTATCGAGCCATCCTTAATGGCCTGATAGTATTTATTTATGTAATTTGTCACAGTTTAGAAAAGCCACTCTTCTTCTCCTGCACCGGGAGCAGATCATCGAGCTTTTTGATGATTGCGAGATAACTTTTGTCTCTCGTTGCGAAGATCTTTGACTCAGGCCGTTCTCTTGGGAACTCGACTCCGTCATTTGCCTGCTTAAACATCTCCGTATTTCCATTCACTCTCAGGTCTTCATACAGATCGTCAAGTGATACTCTCAATCTGGCTGCCTGCCAGAGCAATCCTTCAACAAGAGTCCTCTTGTTTGCAGGTATATTCTGATAGAGCACACTGATTCTGTCGTACTCTTTCTGTTCCCGACTCCTTGCGGTTGATTTCGTCTTTTTCGTTGCCATTTTGCACCTCTTCCCTTTACGCGCAACCCTTATTTCAAAACTACTCTTCTGTGTCTGATCCGTGG